TCCTCCATCGAGCGGTAGTAGTAGTTGCCGTGCGCGTTGTACCGCGCCTTCGGCACGACCACGGAGCGCTGAACCTGCGCCACCGCCTGGTCGATTGTCATGTGCTTGTCGTCTGCCATTCGATGCTCCTAACGGATCGTGCGCTCGTAGACCTGCTGCAGGGTGCCGCGCTTGAACACGCCGCTCACGCCGATGCTCCCGCAGAAGCGCCCGATGACCTGCATCTGGTCGGTCGTGGCAGAGTCGATGAGCATCACGCAGGGGGTTGCGGGGCCACTCGACACGGGCGCCGGTGAGGCAACTGGTGCGGGTGCGGGCGCCGCTGCGGCAATGGGTGCGGGGCCGATAGGCTCGTCGCCGATCTCCTGCATGGGGCTTCCGCCCGGATACCAGTTGCCGGCGGGTTCGGGCGCGGCCTCCGGCTCTGGCTCAGGTTCCATGGCGGCTTTCAGCTCGGCAATGCGCGCGGCCCCTTCTGCCGCCTTGCGGGCCGCTGTGAGCGCTGCGCCCAGGTCGAGGGTCGCGAACAGCTCGCGCTCGGCCTCGGCATAGAAAGGCTCGCCCTCGAACTGCGACTTGAGCGTTTCCCAGTCGCCCGCCAGCTTGGAGACCTTCGCCTCAAGCGCCTCGTAAGCCTTGATCTCGCCGAAGGTCTTGTTGAGCCACTGCGGCTCGTGGAAGCGCTCATAGGGCACGACGGGGGCCAGAAGCCCTGCGAACTCCTCGTAGTGCTCCTGCAGCTTGGCGTAGGCGCGGGCTTTGCGCTCTTCCTCGGCCTGGTCGAGCTGCGCCTTGATGTTGTCGGCGGCTTCGTCGATGATGGCTGTGATCTGCTTGCAGCGCTTCTCGAAGGCGTCGAGCGGCTTGCTGTACTCGCGCTTCACGGCCTTGCGGCGCTCGTCGATCTCCTTCTTGAGGCCGTTGAGGTAGCTGCGGTCGTGCTTGGCCTCTGCGATGTTCTCCTTCTTGGTGAGGTCGTAGGTCGCGCCATCGTAGGCCTCGACGGTCTTGCGCACGTGGGCTTCGAGCGCGTCGAAGTTCGCCTCGATGACGGACGGCTTGTAGGCCACGGTCAGGCTCGATGCGTCCTGCTCCTCGATGACCTCGGCCACAACGTTCTCGGCTTCGTTACTCATCCCAGACCTCCCCAGTCTCGTCGTCGAACTCGACGGTCTTCTGCTCGCTCTCCACGGTCAGGATCACGTAGCCGCCCGTCTTCTTCATCAGGGGGAAGGCGTTCTCGCTGTCCATTCGGACGGTGAACTGCAAGACCGCCTCGTCGCCCTTGATGGTCGATTGCTTGAACAGGGCGCGTGCGCTTACCGGTTGCGTCGTGATCAGTGCCACGGCTAGTCCTCCTTCTTCACGCCGAAGATGATGCTCATGACGTGCTTGGCGGTCTGCTCAGCCTCTTTGCGGCGCGCCTGCTCCACAAGCTCCCGGTTGGTGTTCTCGTTGACGACCTGGTAGCCCTTGGCGCGCACGTCCTCGGGGTAGCTTTCAAGCGCGGCCTCGGCCAGGGCGATCATGGCCCACCAAGCGCCCGCGTCCCTCTCGTTGGCCTCGGCCTCGCCGCCCGCCACCATGAGGGCGTTCACGGCGATGCAGCTGGTGAGGTCGATAAGCGTCTCGATGCTGTCGGTGCGGCTCATGCCGTCGTTCACGTTGTTCTCGAAGTGCTTCATTTCTTCTCCTTCACGTACTCCTCGACGAAGTACTCGATGTAGATGCTGATAAACGGTTGCGTCCCGTGGCAGGGCCTCGGGCGCTTGTCCACGGTGCAGGTGATCACCTGCTGGTCGTCCTTGAAGGCAAGGCCGTTGAGCGAGTCGCAGACGAGCTTGCCCACGTTGTCCCAGTCGGGCTTTCCCATGTCGGAGCGCCCTTCCCAATACTTGGGGTTGCTCTTAGCGAGCGGTCGGTAGGTGGATATGCGCATCCTCACGGGGCCGTCGTGCCCGGCGAAGGTCTCGCCGTATTCGGCCCGCCACGCGTCGCGCACCTCCTTCTCGGCCTTCAGGGTCTTGGCGGGGGTGTAGGTGCGGTGGTTGCGGTAATCGGTGCGGGGGCGCTGCTTGCCCACGACCTCGCGAACCGGAACCATGACCCGCGCCGTCGCCGCCAGCGTTTGAACCCAGCTCATTCGCTGAAACCGTCCGACTGGCTGCGGTGCTTGTTGAAAGCGCCCTTCAGCTGCGGGTAGCGGGCCTCCATGATGCGGGCCAGGCTCGGGGCGATGCCGTTCTTGCAGGCCACGTGAAGCTCGTTGCGCACCATGTTCACCAGGTAGTTCACCGACACGTAGCCCTTGCGGTTGAGCCTCACGGCGTTCTCGACCATGAAGTTCCAGGCGCCTGGGTTGTCCTCGATCCACTTGCGGGCCTCTTGGAAGTCCTGCTCGCCTGCGGAGCCGAGGCCGAATATCTCAAGCTGGTTGCTCTGCGGCTTGGGGCTGTAGCGCTCGTCGTTACGCATGGACGACACCCGCCGTGGTCTCGTATGCCTGCTGGGCCGTTGCCACAGCGCCGTCCATCGTGGGGATTACCCACGCCCACAGGACGATGAGGAAGATGATCGTGGCGGCTAGAAAGCCGACCAAAACGCCAGCCTTGAACTGGGAGGCGTCCTGCATCTCCTTCGCGGTGGGACGGGGCTTGCGCTCGAATGGTATGATGGTCGAAGCATCGTTCTCGATGCGGTTCATGCGGGCGCTCGGAGTGTGGTAGCTGGGGGCGCTCGCTTTCTTTTTGCTTTGCATTTCGTGCTCCTTTCTGATGTTTCCGCAGGTCATAGCACGTGTGGCTTTTGGTGTGCCTATTTTTGCTTTTTCTTGGCGCGGCTCTTTGCGCTGTAGTAGCGCTGTCGCTCCTGGTTGTTCCTCTTCTCCCTAACCGCCTCCTCTCGCATGGCGTTGGCCTGCTCGGCTAGGTCGGACATGTGAAGTTCCTTCGTGCACTCGATGCACCAGCCGTTGATCCGGTTCAGGGGGCGGAACGTCCATCTGCCGCAGTTGGGGCACTGGCTGCGCTTGCGGAGCGAGAGTCCGCAGCGTTGCGCTTGCCACTTGACAGAGTCTTCCGAACGTCCCAGCGCCTTGGCTATCGCCTTAGCGCCTTCGCCCGCGTGCTCTTCGAGGTACATGAGTTCACGTGTCGACCACTGCCTCATTACGCCTGCTTCTCGCCTTTCTGCTCGCGCTCCCAATCTCTGTAGGCCTTGGTGAGCGTCGTTACCATTTGATCCAACCTGGTTTCGCGAAGCGTTTCGCGCTTTGCTTCGGCGCTAGGGCGCGAGTCGGCAGACTTCATCGCTCGTCACCTCGATTGCATTCGCGAGCTTTCGTGCTTCCGTAATCGTCATGTCGCTCTCGCCGTTAACCTTCTTGTTGAAGGTCACGAGGGAACAACCGATTGCGTCGGCTACGCTCTGCTTCGTGATGTGCAGCTCGGCAATGCGAGCAGCAACGAGACCTTGCAGGCTGTTCATTGATCCTCCCTTCTTCCTAATGCCCATTAGGTACGAGCAAAACAATATCCTAATGGACATTAGGAATCAATAGCATATTGAGTTTTTCCTAATTTCTGTTAGGATTTACTCGGATAGTCTTTAGGTGAGAGGGGCTAAAGATGCAGCTATCACGCGCATTGAACGACTACCTCGACGAGCTTGGCATGAAGCAAGCGGATGTGTGCAGGGCGTCCGGTATGTCAGACGCTCACGTGTCGCAGATTTTCAGCGGCAAGATCAAAGACCCAAAAGCGAGCATCGTATACAAAATTGCACACGCTATGGGCATATCGGTTGACGCTCTGCTCGATAGGGCGGAGTCGTACGAGGATGAAAGGGAATAGCGCATGGGAATGTTCAACAAGAGCGCCGCAAAGAAAATGGCAAGCGGCGCTGACGAGTTCATCGTAAGCGACGGGAAAGTGCACGCCCTCGTGTTCCAGGTTGCGGGCAAGGCCCTGTATTCGACTGCCACGCAGCTTGAGGACAAGGTTACCGAGCGCATCGACGGAACGTTGTCGCGCATCCAGGACAAGGGCTGCCAGATCGTCGACATCAAGATGGCGACTAGCGCAAACACGCGCGACAGCGACATGATGCTGTACTCGTTTACCGTTCTATATAGATAGGAGGATGGCGCGCATGGGAGCGACGAATACCGAGCAGGCCAAAGCGGAGATGGCCGACATCGTGTACAAGAGCATGCTCGAAGCGCTCGCCGACTACGAGAAAGCCAGGCCTCGGAACATGCCGGCAAGGCTCCGTGCGTTCACGGCGACCTATGCCGCCAGTACATCAGGGAGGGTCGCGGGATGCTGCGGGCGAGCTGCCCGCGATGCGAGTTCTACGCGCCGAAAGAATAAAGAAGCCCCACGGGGTCGAAGCGTTGCAGCGCTGCCCGTGAGGCTCACTCATAAACCTCTACAGAAGGAGGCCGTTTCTTATTATGCCAAAAACAGCGGTGATATACGCCCGCTTTTCATGCAACAAGCAGCGCGAGGCCTCGATAGACGACCAGCTGCGCGTGTGCCGCGACTGGTGCAAACGCGAGGGCTACGCCATCGCCGCCGAGTACTGCGATTACGCCATATCGGGCCGCACCGACGACCGCCCCGAGTTCCAGCGAATGATAGCCAACGCGGGCGAGAGCGACATCGTCCTTGTCTACATGATGGACCGATTCTCGCGCGGCGAGTACGACGCGCCGATATACAAGCGCGAGCTTGCCAAGCACGGCGTGAAGCTCGTCTCCGCACTTGAGCAGATACCCGACAGCCCGGAGGGCATCATTTACGAGAAGCTGCTGGAAGGCCTTGCCGCCTGCGAGTCGAAGAAGACCGCCATACGCACCAAGCGCGGCATGGAGGGCAACGCGCTGCGCTGCAAGACGAACGGCGTGCGCGTGTTCGGCTACCGCAAGTCGGAGGACGACGAGTACGAGATAGACGAGCATGACGCCGCGTTCGTGCGCGAGGCCTTCAAGCGGCGCATCAACCGCGAGACCGTGAACTCGATAGCGCGCGACTTCGCCCAGCGAGGCGTGAAGACCTCCAACGGCAACCCGTGCGGCTACTCGATGGTTTACCAGATGCTCCACAACAGGCGCTACACGGGGCGCTACGAGTGGGGAGGCATAGTCAAGGAGGGCGGAATGCCCGAGATCGTAGACGAGGTGACTTTCATGGACGCTCAGCAGGTGCAGGGAACCAAGAAGCGCTCTTCGGAGGATTGGGGCGACTTCGCTCTGGCGGGCAAGGCCATATGCGCCGGCTGCGGGCGAAACCTGCAGGGCGTGAGTGGGCGCGGGCGGCACAACGTCAAATACGAGTACTACAGCTGCGTTGACGGCTGCATGCGCAACGTAAGGCGCGAGGAGCTTGAGGGCGCTATCGTGGGCGCGCTGCGCGAGTTGCTTTCAGACCGCGAGGAGGCCCTGCGGATAGCCCATATGGTCGCGGACAGGGCGGACGGCGCGGAGATCGCCGCAAGGCGCAAGCAGGCCGCTGAATCGCTCTCTGCGGCAGAGCGCGGCCTAAAGAACATACTGAACGCAATCGAGCAGGGCATCATAGCCCCGGGCGTGAAGGAGCGCATAGCCGAGCTTGAGGAGCAGAAGGCGCGCGCGAATTACGACTTGCAGGCCATCCAAGACCAGAAGATAGACCCGGAGCGGTTCGCGGACTTCCTGCAATGCGGCGCGAGGCTCGACGACGCGACGCTTTTGAAGGCGTTCGTGTGGCAGGTGAGCGTTTCCGACGACGAGGTGCTTGTGACGCTCAACTACGACACGGAAAGCAACGAACCCGCCAGATTGGACATCCAGCGGGTTCGAGGAAAATTAGAATGGTGCCCCCAGCGGGATTCGAACCCGCGATATCCACCTTGAAAGGGTGGCGTCCTAGGCCGCTAGACGATGGGGACGCAAAAAGACAGTATACAGGATATGCCTCCAAGGAAGCAGCGGAGCACGACCACGCTACTTAAACAGGGATTTCGTCCGCCTCCTGCCTCCGGCGCTCCTCCGCACTTACTCCCGCCGCAACGGTCCCGTCCTTTGAAGTCTGGGCCGTGACGCTCTTGCCATCGGACGTCACCGTCACGTTCCCGTTGACAGCCGTACCGTAGATTTGCGCTCCCACGCTCGCGAACACATCGAGAGTTGCCTGGTCAGGATGCCCGTAGTCGTTTCCCTCCCCATACGAAAGAACGACGACAGCTGGGCGAAGCGCGCGGGCGAGCTCCGTTGTGATCCCTGTTTTGCTCCCGTGGTGCGCCGCTTTGAGGACGCCGACGCGGCCCGGATTATCGGCGGCGATTTCGCTCGCAGGCGCATCACCCGTAAAGAGCATCGACGTCGTTCCGTAGGTCACGCGAAGCACGACCGAGTAGTCGTTCATAACCTCGGACTGCACGCTCGAATCATTACCGAGCACATCAATCTCATAGCCAGCGTCTCCAGAAACGATCTTCTCGCCGGCGACGGCCTTCTTCACCGCGCATTTCTTCGCCTCGAGGGCGTCCAGAAATTCCTGGTACACCTCGGTGCCCTCGCTGGCAACCGGCATCCAAACCTCACCGATGTCGAACGCGCGGATCACGTCGGCCAAACCCCGATGTGATCTGAATGTGGATGCGTCGCAACAGGATAGTCGATCTTTTTTATATTCTGAGCAGTCAGGAATTGTTCGACGGTCGACCCGCTCACGACCTCGCCGGCGTCGATGAGCATCGTCTTTCCGTCGGGAAGAAGCACAAACTCCGAATCGCCTTGACCCACATCGATAAACGTAGCCTTCAGATCGCCAAGCCCTGCAGTTTCAGGCTGACGGCCCTGCTCGGCCTTAGTCGCTTCATCAGATCCCTGGTCATCGGCCTTCGATTCCGAATTCGCCGACTCCGCCGCCGTCTGGCCCTGCCGGTTCGCATCGCCGCTCGCAGCATTGCCGCTCGAACTCGACGCGATCGAGCCCGCAAGAGAGCCGACAAGCATGAGGCTCAAGAGCACACAGGGAACGGCCGCGAGCATCTTGCGGACAATGGGCGCTTGACGCATACCCCATTTAACAAGCCCGTTGTCGGGAGATTCTCGGACAAGAGACCTCCATATGTAGCGGGCCAAAAACCAAAGCCCGACGCCGGAGGCGATGCAAACCGCATAAGCAAGCGCGACCGCGGCAAGGCACAGCACGCAGAAGACGCCAATGAACCAGATGCACCCGCGCTTTTGCCCACGGGCAGGCCTATTCTTTGCCACAACGCCTCCATCAGATATCAAAGCATATTAAGCAAAGGATATCATTGGGCGCCAAACACAAAACTACGCCTAGGCAAACTGGTAGGGGCGGTGGGACTCGAACCCACAATCCTTTCGGCCGCGGCTTTTAAGGCCGCTGCGTATGCCAATTCCGCCACGCCCCCATGAGCGCCGGCGCCGAAGCGCGTCCGTATAGTCTAGCCGACTTTGAGCCCGCGCGAGCGGGCGACGACGCCGCTCTGCTAACCGCTATAGCGCGGCAACGGGCGCATGGTCGGCTTCCAGCCGACGGGCGAGTTCGTGCCCTCCTCGCCCGGCAGCGCGGTCGCCGCCGTGAGCGAAAGGC